TATAGGTGTTTTACTACTACTCATTTACAGCTTTCCTTTCTTCAGTTGCTTTACTAATATCTTGTAATGTTTCTGCAGATTTTCTAGCGTCTCTGCTTTTATCTAAAGCATTGTTAGTTGCTATAATCACAGTAGCTATACAAGATGTTTGATTGTACGCAGGTAACTTTTTAAACCTAGAATCTGATGACATCAGTTCATATGTTTGGAAGTATTGCTCTACAAACCATTTAGTTAATGGCATTACTTTAGTAGCCACTCTCTCGTTAATTGGTGCTTTTACTGTTTCCATTTGTTTCCTCCTTTCTTTTAATTTCAATTGGTACTTCAATCTTGTCAGGCATATTAGACTCAACAGATTTCCATGCACCAATACATATTCTTAATGGTAATGTAATAGATTTAACTATTATCTCTCCTACTTTTTCTATACGCTTCATGTTCCTCCTTTAGTTTAGTTAATCGTATGTATTTAGTCTTAGTTTGATAATATTCATCATCAAATTCTTTACTGCCAGGAATTGGATCGACATCTTCGATGAGCCAATTCCAAGCTTTTCTTACAGCGAGACCACCAACGCTATAAGCAACAAATCTAACAACAGAAATAATTCCATTCATTAGTCTCCTCTCATTTGGTTTAGTAATGTTTTATACTTGGGATTAGTTTGTCTAGTTAAGTAGTTATGTTTACCTACATTATCTATTTTTTCCCAAGCTCTTGTTATTTGTGATATACGTAATGGGTATGGACTATCATCTTCAAAAGGATCTATAGTTTTCATCCACTCATCAAATATTGCTTGTGGTTGAGTTACTGCAAATAAATTTAGATCCCAACGTTTTTGATTACATATATCTATAAGATGATCACCAGGTAATCTGTTAATACATCTTTCATATTTTTGTATTTGTTGGAATGTTACTTCTATACATTGTGCTATTTGCTTTTGTGTATAACCATTCCACACTCTATGTAATGTCAATATCTTAGCAATATTAGCATTTATATCACTTTTGTGTGGTGTACGTTTACATTTACCCATTGTTACCTCCATATATTTTATTTAATACCAACAGCTCACGCTTGTCGGAGCCTGATGGTATTGTTATTACTCTTATTGATGGTTTTTTATCTCTGTATATTTTAACTATCTGTATATATCCTGTCTTTGGATATAACACACGTAGGTGGATTACTTTAAGAAAGTACTTTTTCCACCACAGTAAGTTCTCTAATCTTATCGAGCCTGTAAAGTCTTGGTTATACAGTAGCTTCACTGCTCTGCTTAGATTTATTGGATTTTCTCGAAACTTTCCTTCTAGTATTACTCTGAACACTTTTAACCTCCTTTATGTCAGTAAAACCTGATATGTGTAACATATGTTCTGCCCATGCTTTAGCTGTCCAATGTTTAGGTGTCTTGCTTTTTTCCAACTTCTTCTTCGTCAAATGTACCTCCTTGTTTATTGATTATATCTTCTATTTCGTATTCTATTCCTATATCGTGTGCATTACAGTCAGATTCATCATACCAATGTATCTTGCCATTGTGATCTTCTACTTTAATTCTAACACTTAGGAATTTCCATAATTTTAAGCTCATGCTTTCCTCACTCTCATTACTCTATATTTGCTATCCCAATAGGCATCTTCTCTGCCCATCATTTGTTTAGCAAATTTCTTTTCTACATTTCTGTGATTACGCCAGTAGCCATCTGTTTGATTAACCTCATCAGGTGTCATAACTATTCTTTTAGTTCTAACAAATCTACCTGTTTGGGTGTTATAATCTTCGTGTCTATTAACATAATCAACTTTATATACTATTAAGTTTCTTTTCATTATCCTCCTATCTATCTCTTGATATACTGAATTTATCAGTATTATTAATCATACCTGCACAAAAAACTAATATATGCCATACATATATGTCATATGGTAGTTCTCTTGTTTTACAGCAATTGAATGTTAAATCTTGTTGTTCATATTCTTTAACAGTTGGTTTATTTTTATTTAAAACAAATGTTTCACAACCAGGTCTACCATTTATAATAATTTCTTTATCTTCAGAATGGACATCAATAACATTTTCGCCCATTTCTTTAATATATTGAACTTCAGATTGTATTTCTTTCCACTCTTTATTAGTGAAATCTATGTCTTGATGCCAATAATTTGTATAACCCATATACTCTCCTATGTTATTGTTAATAAAATTTTAGTGCCTACTTGCTTTACAGCTTACTAATCCTAGTAGGCGTAGGACATCATTCATCTTTAGCATATGATTCAAGTTGAATTTTATATATATTACATACGTGCATAGATTTTTTAGCACTTGTATTTCTACAAATTTGTCTTAGAGTTGCAACTCCTCGAACTGCTATGCAATGAGGTTTGGTTTTAGCAAACTGCATGTCATACCTCATACGTATTTATATAATCTAAACTGTGGTTTCACACACATTATATAAACACTACTTTATCACGTTTGCCGAATGATTATTCAGTCAACGTAAGTAATATATACTTTTTTAAGGGGTAACCCCCTCAAAAGAGGGGGGTATACCCAACTATTTATTTTTTAGCTAAGATTTCATTTACTTTACTATCTAAAGCTTCAATACTAGTTTTAATTGATTTAATTATTTCGTATTGAGCTGGTGGCATATACTTACTAGGATTAGCTTTAACATAAGCTATTCTTTCCTCTAATGGTTTAGATTCAGTATATGGTACAAACGATTGTTGTTTAGTTGTCATAATTAACTCCTATTGTTGACAATTATTATTATTACTAGTTGTAATAATAATTGGTTTATTTAATATTCTATTCATTTCTTTATCTCTCTCGATTAGAACAGAATTTTCTGGGAAAGGGAACTCGTACTGAACTGTGATATAATTACCACATTTATCAGTATCTCCCTCTAATTGTACTTCCATATTGTATGTTATCATATCTACTCACTTATTCTTGGTAAGGCTCTTAGTAAACAAACCATACCTGTTATCGTTAATAATACGCCAAGCCAAAAGTCTAGATGTATCATTAAGATTACACCTAGAAAGGACATAACAAAGCTACTTAATATAGCTAGTAGTCCTATCCATATATTAAATGTCATATTATTTCTGGGCTAGTTTAAAAGTATTGTATAGGTTGTATGCTACTACACCACTTATTAACTGACCAATTATCATTATAGCTAACCATATACATAGTAAGCTAATCATTATAGTACTTAACATATCTTATCTCCTATTGGTTAAGCTATACACACACACATCAATATGTATGGATATAGCACTTATTTATGTTGCTATTAATATTACCAACAATCAGGTTGTATAATAATATCAACAGGTTAAATCATTATCGGTAATCAACTAATCAATAGTCAAGCTAGAGTTAGCTAATTACCAATATATAATAACAGTATATTTCGCTGTCACTTGTGACCAGCGAGAATATACGATAACAACAGAACTAAATTAATAACAGCGAACAACAGTGAGCTGAGAACATAACAACAATAAGAAAAACCAGGGGTTTTACAATCACCCCTAAGTCATGATAGTCGTAGAACTATCTGACAATAGGGGGGTTTTGTACAGCACCATAACAAGAAAGGGCATCATATCATGATACCAGCAGTAGCAGCAGGGTCGGTAGGACTTAGAATCCTTAAAACCCTATATAAAGGCAAAAAAAAGATAGGTTCAGCGACTAAAATGGCAGCTGACAAAGCAGGAAAAGCAGGATTCACAGGTACTAGCAAAGCTATTACAGGTGCATCTAAGAAAATACACTCAGGATCTAGACAAGTAGGTAAAACTATTAAAAAATATCCTAAATCATCAGCATTCGCAGGTGGTGTAGCGACTATCTCATTCCTTGACGATTAATAATGGCTAAGCAGAAGTTTGTCCATTTCGTACCTAGGGAAAAACCCAAGAAAAGACGTGGAATCCACAAAAAATCGAAATCGAAGTCGGAAAAACTACAGCAAAAGCTAAAGAGATATAAAGGACAAGGAAGATAATGAAAAAATCTATTGTAAATATGTATACTTTTCCTATAAAAAGGATTATTAAACAGAAACAAGATATTAAAAAAAACTTCCAATCAAAGAAGTTTAAAAAAAATACAAAAGTGTTAGAATACGCTAAGAAATTTATATAATATTATGGCTAAAAAAGGACTATATGCGAATATCCATGCTAAGCGTAAGCGTATCAAGGCAGGATCAAACGAAAAAATGCGTAAAAAAGGGGCCAAAGGTGCACCAACTGCTAAACAATTTAGACGAGCAGCTAAAACTGCTAAGAAAAGATAATGGCAAAGACAGCAGCATGGCAGCGTAAAGAAGGTAAGAACCCAAAGGGGGGTTTGAATGCTAAAGGTCGTGCTAGTTATAAGAGACAAACTGGGGGAACGTTAAAAGCTCCTAGTAAAAAAGTAGGAAACAAAAGACGTGCATCATTCTGTGCTAGAATGAAAGGCATGAAACGTAAGCTAACCTCTGCTAAGACTGCAAGAGATCCTAATAGCAGAATAAATAAATCATTAAGAGCATGGAATTGTTAATATGAGTAAAAAATTAGAAAAATTAGCTGATGAAATGATGAGGTTGACTCCACAAGAAGGAGAACAACTAGCATTAATCATCAAAGCAAAAGTTATGCCAGAAATGGCCAAGCAACAACAGCAACAGGGTTTGTTACAGCAGCAAAATCCTCAAGCTCAACAGCAAATGGCTATGATGGGTAAAAGACCACAACAAGGTCAAGTACCTATGCCAAATGCAAGAATGGCTGCACAACAAGGCTTGTTAAGATGAAAACACCAAAAGTAAAAGAAAAATTAAGACGTAAAGTTTTTGGTACTGGTAATAAAAGATTAAAAACTATGAGAAAATTTCTAGGGCCAAAAGCATTAGGTGTAGGAGTTTTAGCATACGCAGGTAGTGTTGTTTATAAAAAGAAAAAAGAAAAACAAAATAAAGGATAATTATTATGCCAATGGTTGGAAAGAAAAAATACCCATACACTAAAGCTGGTAAAAAGAAAGCTAAGATGGCTGCTAAGAAAAGTGGCAAGAAAGTTAAAAAAGGTTACTAATGATTAAAGGTGGAGATATAGGTTTTACTAAAACACCAAAGAAAAAACCTTCATTAGCAAAACAAATAGTAAAAAAAGGAATTAAGTTTGGTGCTAGAGTAGCAACAAGTCCTATAACTATTGCTTTAGCAGCAGCTCCTCAAGTTTATAAACTAGGAAAAGCTAAAAAATTTAAGTTTCCTGAATTTAGACAATTTGATAAACGAGGCAGAAAGATAATCTAATGGAAGATAAAACAGAAGAAATAAAAACAGAAAACCATGGTGGTAAAAGACCTGGAGCTGGTAGACCTGCTGGTGCAAAGACTAAAAAAAATTGGAAGTCTATGGAGGAAATGGCTGTAAAATACCAACATTCTCCTTTGGATTATTTATTATCTGTGTTAAACAATCCTATGAGCTCACCTGAACGTAAGATGTACGCAGCCGAAAAGGCAGCACCATTTGTTCATGCAAGGTTAGCATCAACTAATACTAAAATAGGAACAGATGAACCAATTGCAATCAAAGTCTCCTGGCAAAAAGACGACTAAGAAAAAAGTCGCTGAAGTAGAAATACCATATAAGCCAAGACCTTACCAACAAGACGTACACAATTCACTTAAAAGATTTAGTGTTCTAGTATGTCATAGACGATTTGGTAAATCAGTATTAGCTATTAACGAATTAATTAAAACAGCAGCAGATAAACAAAGAAGTTTATGTGCATTCATAGCACCAACTTATCGTCAAGGTAAAGCTATCGCTTGGGAATATTTAAAATACTACACAAAACCATTAATGCATTTTGGTGGTAGTAGAAACGAAACAGAATTAAGAATAGATCTATTTAATGGATCACGTATCCAAATTTTTGGGGCAGACAATCCAGATAGTATTCGTGGAATGGGCTTTGATAAAGTTGTGATGGACGAATATGCTATCATGTCTCCAAGAGTATGGACAGAAATTGTAAGACCAGCAGTATCAGATAAACTAGGATCAGTTTTATTTATAGGTACGCCAATGGGTCATAACCAGTTTTGGGAAGTATTTGACTTTGCACAACGTGGTCATAAAGATTGGTATGGTAAGTTATATAGAGCATCTGAAACACAAGTAATACCAGATGACGAGTTAGAACAAGCTCGTGCTATAATGACTGAAGAACAATACCAACAAGAATTTGAGTGTTCATTTACAGCAGCAGTATCAGGAAGTTATTATGGTAGACTGATAACTAAAGCAGATAAAGAAGAACGAATAGGCGAAGTACCTGTAGACGATAATGCAGGTGTAGAAACGTGGTGGGATTTGGGGATAGGAGATTCAACTGCAATATGGTTTGCACAAAGAATAGGAACAGAAATACATTTGGTAGACTATTACGAAACTTCAGGAGAATCTTTAGCACACTATGCTAATATACTTATGGAGAAAGATTATGCTTATAGCAGACATATAGCTCCACACGATATAATGGCACGTGAGCTTGGAACAGGTAAGTCAAGATTAGAAGTAGCAAACGAATTAGGCATTGACTTTGAGGTAGCACCTAAGTTAGAAGTAGATCATGGTATTGAATCTGTAAGAAATACTTTACCTAATTGTTACTTCGATAGAGTTAAATGTAAAACAGGATTAGATGCTTTGAGACAGTATCGAAAACAATGGGATGATAAAAACCAAGTATTTAAGAATAAACCTCTCCATGACTGGTGCTCACATGCAAGTGATGCATTTAGATATGGGTGTGTTCATGATCCTATTGATACATCAGAATGGGATAAACCAATTAACATAGATACAAAATACATAGTATGAAGAAAAAACAAAAATCAAATCAAGAAATATTATCAGTAGTTAGTAGAGAAATACATAACGCATCAGGTTATATTGGTGGAGAACTTGTAGCTCGAAGAAAAAAATCATTAGAATATTATTTAGGACAACCTCTTGGTAACGAACAAGAAGGTAGATCTCAAGTAGTATCTAACGATGTTTTAGATACAGTAGAAAGTTTAATGCCATCATTGATGAGAATATTTACATCAGGTGATAACGTATTTAATTGTGAAGGCATGGGGCCTGAAGATGAAGAAATGGCTAGACAATGTTCTGACTATTTAAACTATATTTTTTATAAAGAGAATGATGGTTTCTTAGCTTTATATACTGCGTTCAAAGATGCACTAATCCAAAAAAATGGAATCCTAAAAGTATATTGGGATGATGCACAAAAAATTGAAAGAGAAGAATACTCAAGATTAACTGATGATGAGTTTAATGACTTAGTCTCTATGGATGAGATTAAAGTTTCTAATCATAGTGAATACGAAGAAAAAATTACAGACGAAGCTGGTAAAGAAATAGATAAAATTAAATTACATGATATAGTTATTCATAGAACAAAAATTCATGGTAAAGTAAAAATAGAACCAGTACCACCTGAAGAATTTCTAATTGAAAGAAGATGTAAGTCCATTGATACTGCAAACTTTGTTTGTCACAGAGTGAACAAAACAAGAACAGAATTAGTTGAAATGGGTTATGACAAAGATATGGTAGACTCATTACCAACTGGTGATGGAGATTATTATACTGAAGATAAATTTACTAGACATCAAAATGTAGATTTTTCACATGGAGAAACTGATGGTGACGAAAGTACACAAGATGTTTTAATACATGAGTGCTATGTAAGAATGGATGTAGATGGTGATGGTAAAGCAGAACTATTAAAAATCACAGTAGCAGGTGATGGTAAAAAATTATTAGACATGGAAGAAAT